CGATTTTGACGTGGATGGACTTGCTGATGGACTGGCCGAGGGCGAAGCAGACTTACTGGCAGAAGGCGAAGCAGAAGGACTGGCAGAGGCAGATGGTGACAGACTCGGAGAAGCAGAAGGACTTTTGGATGGTGAACCAGAAGGACTACCGGAAGGACTTGCGGAAGGTGACAGTGATGGACTGGCGGAAGCCGAGGGGGATAGACTCGGACTGGCACTCGGTGATCCCGAAGGGCTAATTGATGGTGATGTGGAAGGACTTAAACTTGGAGACGCTTCCCCCTCGGTAATCCATTGAACGTCTGTTCGGTCTAAATAAACAACATCCGCAGTAGATTTGAAAAAGACTTCTACAATCGAGGCACTTGGTGATGCCGAGGGTGAAACGCTCGCGCTCGGACTCAGAGATGGTGATATTGATGGACTTCTACTGGGACTGATACTTGGAGATGCTGACGGGGATGGAGAGGATTCCCCACCAGTACCATAAATAGATATGATATATTTATCATCGCCAGGTCCATCAAATGTTTGATTGGTTCCTGTAAACTTATCGCCAGTAGTTTGAGAAACACATAATCCAGTACCACCTGTATCTTCATACTCCCATTGTCCACCAACATTAAAAAATATGCCAAGAAAGTCACCGGCAGAAACATCACAGTTTTTCCCCGTAAATGTCTGTTTACTTCCGGAAGTAACGGCACCAATATCCTCATAATCTCTACTACAATATACCCCACTACTAATATAATCCCAAGTTCCAACTTTACAACTTGTAACAGCCCCAACCACCCAAAGTTCAAAGGACGTGAGAGTTCCGGAGGCATTAGAGGGATTACTTAAATCAATATAAGTATAATTGCCTCCTAAAGACAATCCACGATCAACAGCTCCAGGTCCAATATCAATAACAGCCACATTACACCCTCAAACTATATTTTCCAACAGTTTCTACGCTGTAAAAATCAGTATTCTTAATCTGTTCAATCCTAATTAAACAATCAATCTTTTTTTGAGGATTAGAAGAAAAAATAATTGGCATATTGCTATTCCAATGAAGATTACCATCTTGCCAATTCTTATAGGCCATATCTAAAGCAAGTTCCCCAACAAATAGAATTTCTTCATCTGTTACATTTGGTTCAAATTGGCAGAAATGACAACAAAAGGGGTTATTTCTTCCCTGAACATGATGTTCACTATATCCATAATCATTTTCGTCGAGGTAAAGATCATAACGAACTTCTGCCAATCCCTTGCGTTCATTACATCCTGTTTTATTTATTTTGAAGTACATATCCACCTTCCTAAAAAACAGGGGTCCGTAAGTACACAAGACCCCTTTACGGATTGCTTATGATACTATTCACTTGATTATCTTCCCGTCTTGATCTAACTTCCCCTCTGTTATAAGGGTCGCGATTGCCTGTTCCCGGATCTTGGCCTGGATGAGGGCTTCCTTCTCCTGTTCGGAAATCTGCTCCGGCGTAGGTTTGATGAGTTCGGCCCGAATCACCGCCCATTCCTCATCCGTGATCCATTTGACCTCAATCTCATCCTCTTTATATCCGGAGTTAAGAGCGTTCTGTCTGAGAGTATCGAGGCGCATTTCCATGAGGTCGGGATTGTCGTCTCCACCGCCCTGCATTGATATAAACTTTCCGGTTTTTGTTAGACATATTCGGTTCATGGTACCCCCTTATCTTATTGCTATGACAAGTGATTCTAAGGTTCCCGCTGGTGTACCTGTTTTTGTCCAAGTGATAGTATAACCATCTGCATCCTGCGACTTAACAATACCAGCGTATGTTTTACCCGCATCATCGTAAATGTAAATACATCCACCCTGAGTAGTCGTATATGAATTTCCTGCTGATGGATAGCTATCATACATATTGATATTGGCTGCCGTTGCCGTTCCGATACTAAAACCCCAACATGCGCCATAAACAGCCCCGGAATTACAAGCAAAAAATATGAGCATGGCGGGTTTGAAACCAATTCCCGTATAAGCCTGATTGCCAGAAACGGTTGCCATATCTATTGAAATTCGGTTTGCAAATACACCCGCCGCCCACTCCGGCGCAGTAGCCCCTGCGTTCATAAACATCTTGAGGTCGGCTGCGCCTTTGGCGAGTTTGTTTGGAGTAAGGTTGGCAGAAGCATAGGGAATATCTCCCTGTAATGCAAAAAGAGCGGTCGCTAATTGATCCGGAGCAATCGCCTTAGCCGCTTCTGTGCCTGTGAGGATTTCTGCGGCGGTTGCATAGGGGGCCACTCCCTGTAATATCCACCGTTTATCTCCGCCATTAGCATTAGGAGCAATTATACCCGGAGATGCTTCTGCGGCAGCGGAATCAGCATCAAGTAGATAAGTATAGGTCAGACCCGCCACCGAACCATAAGCCATATCTTTGTCAGCAAGAGCGGCCCCATCAATCGCATCCAACGCCCCAGTCCCACCACCTATTAAATCAATAAATGGATATACATAATTTGCCATACTGTTCTCCTTTTACAAAAGTGGGGGTCCGTAAGTAGAGACCCCCACAGACCGTTTGATAGAGTTCCTTTTTTTAGGGTTTAGTGACCTCCTGTGAGATGGTCACGGTTCCCTCCAAGAGCCTTGTTATGGTTCCATCTAATTCCGTCAATTCACAATCCCAGTATCCAGAGTAGTAAGTGAATCCGGCGGTGACGGCGGCAGACAGGGTAAGGGTTATCTTGGAGGTCGTCGTGTTGATGTCGGACACAAAGGATACGGATGCGACGGAATCTTTTGTTTCCCTTATCTTTCCCGCGCAAGCGTTGTCCGCAAGACCCGTGAGATCGTAGAGTTCACCATCTTCATCCACGACGATGAACTCTATCCCAAAATCCGACCCCTGTTCGATACGGAAATCTTTCTTTAGGTTAAGTGTTTTGGCTGGCATCTAATCCTCCATTAAGGGTTCTCGCTCGGCGACTCAGAAGGAGAAGCTGAGGGTGAAATGCTCGGCGAAGCTGAGGCACTTGGACTCAGACTCGGGCTGTTACTTGCAGATCCAGAGGGACTCGCAGACGGCGATCTACTTGCCGACGGACTCGCAGAAGGAGAATTAGAAGGAGAAATAGACGGAGATGCTGAAAGCGATCCAGAAGGAGAAGCTGATGGAGAATTAGAAGGTGAGGCCGAAGGGCTGGCACTTGGAGATCCGCTTGCACTACCAGAAGGAGAGGTACTGGGACTCGCTGAAGGGGAAAACGACGGAGAACTCGATGCACTCGGACTGGCACTAAGTGACTCAGACGGAGAACTGCTTGGACTTGCAGACGGAGACATTGACGGGGAACTTGAGGCACTTGGGCTTGAAGAAGGTGATGCAGAGGGAGATTCGGATGCACTCGGTGACGAAGAAGGCGATGCTGAAGGCGAGATAGAAGGACTGGCCGAAGGTGAGAATGAAGGCGATACCGAAGCACTCGGACTAAGGCTCGGTGACGCTGAAGGCGAAATAGACGGCGAATCCGAAGGACTCGTACTCGGAGATACTGACGGCGATCCGGACTTTGACGCTGACGGCGAGGCCGACGGAGATGTACTTGGCGAAACCGACGGAGAACCGCTTGGCGACGTAGAAGGTGACGCTGACGGGCTGATTGACGGGGAAATGGATGGAGACTCCGAAGCGGATTGCGACGGACTCGGGGCTGCAATGCCTCCACTAATCAGAATGTCATGGAGAACAATGATCTTGTCACCCAAAGACACATTCGCCGTGAATCCGGGACTCACCGTAAAAGTCCCGGTATCCGAAGCATAATCGGTAATCTGCCTAACCTGCCTTTCCGGGACGTTCCCGTGGATACTGGCGTTAAGCAAGACCTGCATGTAATACTTCCCGCTACCCGCCACGGTACTGGAAAAATAGTCATCATCATACCCGGCTAAGGAGGCGACGGTCACTACCGTTTTGCTGTCTGCGGCACTGGTGCAAATGCCGGGATAACCCAGACCCTCCCTGCCGTAACCCACGACCGGGACGCTGTTGATAAAACTTAAATTACTCATTTGACGCCTCCTTGTTTATCGTTTGATCTTTTTTTGCGTATTGTATGTATTGGCATTTATTCCGACTAAATCCACAACACTTCCCACCACTGCCGCAACCGATCCATCCGGGTCTGGCCCATAAAAGTTCTGAACAAAGTTTTGAATACTGATCGGGGTTGTCAAACCATACGCAACACTACCCACTGTTGGTTTTGTACCGGCATAAGTCTTTCCTTTGGATATTTCGACTACCGTTCTTGCCATCGGAGTTGTTTTGTTGACCAGAAAATCAATCCCGACATCAAATAGGGTTTTCGCCCCATATTTACCTGAATTTAATACCGTTGTTTTCCCTGTTGCGGTACTTTTGGATTTGAATGTTATTGCTCTTGCGAGCAGAGTAACAATGGATGCCTTACCACCCGTTATGTCGAATCTCGTGTTCCCTACTTTAATTTTCCCAAAATCAGAACTCAGGGGATTGGTTTCGGCACTACCCGGTTTTATGGCGTTTGCTATCGCCATTACCGCCCCGGTTTCCGCCACTATTTTTAGTAGATTAATCCCTGCCTGTTGTCGCGCAAAAGATGTTTCTAATCCCGCCCCTCCCGTATGGGCGGTCAGAATATCCCAGTTTCCTTTCAGCATTTTGGGTGCCCACAGGATCATCCTAACGGCACCACCTTCGCCGAGTTTACCCAAATCCCCCCTTGCTGTTACAGAATTTATCAGTTTACCCATGTCTTGAATCTGCACTTTATTGGTTACATCGACCCCGTTCTTTTTGGCTATGTCGTATAACAAATCAAAGGTATTGATTCTCATTCGGATCGCACTATCAACAAAGGCGTTTTCTGCGGCTTTAAATATCCTTCCCGCACCCAATGGTAATCGTTCTGCTAATGTCGCGGGGAATTGTTCTTCACTTTTAGGGATCAATTTAGCCGTAACATAGTTACCGTTGATATAATTAGGTCGGGAATAGACGTCCGCCATCACCGCATCCTTGACCGCCATACCGCCCTGTTTACTAATCAATGTTTTATAAATATCAGAAAAGGACTTTTTCGCCGCCCCGTACCAAATCGTTGGATGGGTTTGTAGGGTACTCAATCCCTGTCGTCCCAAGAAACTATCGTCAACGGATGCCACAAGGGAAACGGAGTTGTCCGATATGGCAACAATCGTATCTTTCAACAAACCAGTAAATGCCTTGGCCTTGTTTTCATTCCATGTGGTTTTGGTTTCTTGCCATCGATTTCTGAGTAATGTTGCAATCGAGAGGTTTTCCCCTTTTAGATCGTTGACATAATTTTCAAAGGCGACTTTTGCCGCACCATAGGTAAATCTGTCTCCACCCTGTTCCATAATGGTTCTTGCTTCTGCCGTTGCCTTTGAAAGTTCCACTATCTTTGCGACCTCTTCGTGGGTGACGGTTCCCGTTGCCTGTGCCGCAACTTGATAGTTTCTCTTTGCGCGTTCATGTTCAGTTTTCAGTTTTTGTGCTTTCCGGTCAAGGGGAACTACCCGTTTTTCTTTTTTGGCGAAGTCGAGATTCTTTAACTTATCCGTAAGTTTTTCCGTCTCGTTCTTCAGGCGGGTTTTGAGGGACTGGAGGGCAATTTGTTCCGGTGTCTTTTTCGGTCCCGTAAATATCTCATTAAACTGAATCTTCAGTTCGTCCCTTTTTGCCTTTAGCGCATTGGCCTCTTCGTCATAGACAATCTTGGTTTTGTCTTTGATAATCTTTTCCCTGGATGCAATCTGAGATTCCAGATCGGTAATCTGGTTAGTCAGGCGGGTTTTGATAGCATCCAGCGAAGATTTAAGTTGTATCTCTGGATTAACGGTCTGGATACCGTATTTCCGTTTTGCTTCCTCGACCAGTTTAATTAACCGCCGTTCCTCATCACTCGGGGTACGCCTTTCGACGCCTGTTTTAAGTGGGGGTTGTCTATTCTGCAAATCTTCAAGTTTGGATACCTGTTGCATCTGACCCTTAAGGTCGCGGAGTTGTGTTAGGATTTCATCCTTATCCAATAGTTTATATTTGCCATATCCGGAAATGGCATCCATTGTTTCGCGTCGGGTTATATCAGGAATAACTTCTTTGAGGACATTATGAACTTCCGTAATCAGGGTTTCACGGTCTTTAATCCCCATTGAAACAAAGTGTTTTGCCAGTTGTTGAATCTGACGGCCAATATCCGGGAAATCGTTGCCTTCTGAAAGGGATTTGATTTTACCGGAAAAACCCCCAACGGTTGTCCGGTGGAATATGTCTTTTGTTTGTTCCCATATCTCTCGAAGATGTGGTTTAACCCATACACCGACATCTTGGACTACTTTATCCGACCATACTTTGAATTCTCTTGCCCCGGCCTCAAAATGGTAAACACCAATCTTCCCCATTTTTGCCGCAATGGTCGGGTCAAGACCAACACTTAACTGGGTTCCAAATTGCTTTCTTAATTCGTTCCTTGTGGTCTCATATTCTGCCTTGGTGACGATTTTATTTCTGGTGCCGTATGTTTGTTTTGGTTGTGGCTTTTCTGGTTTAATCGCCTCTTCAACATTTTTGTTGGCAATATGTTCATCCAATGCCTTTTGGGTCGCTTCAAGTTCCTTGCCTAATCTCGCAATTTCTTCGATTTGTTTGGCCGCATCGGGTTTCTTTCCGGTTGTTTTTTGTATCCTTTCTGTCCGTGTCTTAGTCACGTCCTGCATGGCCATTACGGGATCTTCCATTATCCTTGAATCGGCGGCCTTAATTGCTTGACCATATTCGCTCAGTCTTGTCGGAACTGTGGATTCGGTGGCAAGTTTCTGAAGTGTGTCAACATCCCCTTCTTTGATGGCGCGAATCTTTACCGCTTCAAACATGGTGGCTTCGCGGATACCTTCGGGTGGAAGTTCCGTCCCCATAGCCATACGTTTTGCGGCTTCGTAATCTGCATCCATTATTTCGGCGGCACGATTCGCCTGATCCGCCATACTCATTGTTTTGTATTCTGTGAGATTCCCAAAATCTTCAGTCAGTTTTGCCTCAATCGCATCTGCCTCAGTCCTGATTGCAAGACGACTTTCTTTTCCTCCCGACATTGCCCCAGGTTGAACGATCTCGGCGGGAGGCGGTACTTTACCTGTCTCAACGGATGGAACTCCCACAACGGGTTTTTCTGGTGTCGTAAATACCGTTGGTTTGTCCAATTTAATGGATTCGGCGGGGATAACGTTGGGTTTTGTTTCTTCCCCGAATTTCAACGCTTCTTCCATACCACGGAAAGATTCCTGTATTCCCGATACCGCTCCCCTAACTTCACCCTTAACTGCTTTCCCTGCCCGCCCAAGTGCATACGCCCCTCCAAGTTGCGCTACAACTCCACCCGGATAACCAGCAGGGGATGACTCTCCCATTTGTTTTAAGGTTTTGAAAATAGGATCGACAGCAATACTAACTGTTTGCATCGCACCTTGGGCCTCTTCTGTGGTCGGTTCAAATTGTATTGCCCTTGACCATGCTTCTTCTGCGGCGGCGGCGGCTTTCTTGTCACCCAATGTTATCGCATATTCCCATAGTCCTCGGAGTTGCGATACAGGAAAGGAAATTATTCCGGTTGCGAGACCGGCACCCGTTTCTGCCATCGCTCTTGCGGTATGGACAATACCGGCACCCGGAATTGTAGATTCATCCAACGCAAACGAACCCGTCGGAACAATCTTTCCGCCACCGACAATCTTCTTTGCTTCCTCGTCAGGAGACGCACCCGCAGGAATAGCAATATCAAACGGGGGAAGGTTTGATCCCGGCGCATCTAAAGTAAATGAATTGGCTTGAACTATCTCGCCCACACTAATCCCCTACCTGCCATTCACCATTGCCAACGTCATAGACTGGTTTCCCGTTTTTTGTGCCGAGGAGTTTCTTTGTGCCGCCACTCACTTTTGCGGGTCTACCCGTTGCCGATTTCGGAACCAATCTCCATTCCGATGTTTCATTTCCGCCCCAATTCAAATTAGTTCCAGGAATCCCATATACCGCACTTTTCCCCGTAAATTTTTCAAAGTCATACCCGGACTTGGCGGCTTCGGTTTTAATTAATTCAATTTCATTTGCGGTTGGCTCCTTACCATCCTGGGTAGCTGTGGTAATCATGTCACCCAACCTTTTTAGGTCTATCGAACCCGGTTCTTTTTCCGTTCTCGGTCTTGCCGGATTCGTATAAACAGGTTTGTTGTCCGGTCCAAGAACCACTCCTCCTGGTGCCACTACCGTAGGACGAACAGGATTCGGTTCTTTGGCCGGATTTGTAAATACGGGTTGATTATCCGGCCCTAAAACAACACCACCTGGAGCAACAACGGTGGGGCGTTGTGCCGTTGCACTCACGGGTTTCATACCCTTAAATTCCGGGATAAAGTTTTTCTCCTCATCAACCCACTGTATAACATTGTCCGGACCCATCATCGGAGTAATCTTCCCAGTCACCTTTTCGTACATCTTTTCAAGGTTACGTTTTTTGTTGGTGAGTTGCTTTATCTGCTGTTCCCTTAATGTTTTATCCATAGGATTTTCGATGATGGGTTGTCCGTTCGCATCCTTGGGGGGTTGTAGGGCTTCAAGTTTCGTTCCTATGTCCGCAAGACCGGCCAAGGCAGCATCCTTGCGACCCTGTGGTGTATTCATTGGTTTCAACGCTTCGGGAATATCTCCTTGACGAATAAATATTTTTCCTGACGGGTCTTTTTGCATATACGGAGTCAGATAATCCAACATAACCTGTTTAGACATTTCTCGACCTTTAAATGGGGCCAATAATTCATCGACATCAACAGGTCGATTCAATCTCTGCGATTCTTGAATTTGCATATTCTGGATTACACCCGTTCGTTGTGCCTGTTCATTGCTTCGTTGAATATCCTGTATCGCACCGACATTCTGGATTGCCTGTGTGAGTCCCTGTCCCGCCTGAATCCAGGGTGATGTATTGCTTAAATTAGCCATGACAATCCTCCGTTAAAATAATCCACCAAACCAATCAAAAACCTGTTGAATGGGAGACATTACCTTTTCTTCTATTCGTGCCATTTCCTTGTATGCTTTGCCGAAGACACTATCTTCACCAAATACTTTAGTTCCAATGGTAAGGGGAAGAAGTGCCCCCGAGGTTCCCGGTGCAGTAGTCGCTTTTTGGAATGTAGTTTTTTCTTCCCAGGGAATACCTTCACCGCCCCATTGTTTCTTAGCACCTAATGCGGCAGCAACATATCCAACGGGAGTCAAGTAAGAACCGATTGTTGCTCCTCCCATCGCTCCCGTGCCCGAGGCTCCCGAACCCCCGAGTTCATAAGCAGCCGCCTCACCCGCTCCCGCTCCCGCTAATTCCGTTGATGTTGCCGGAATGGCGGATTCGGTTACTCCTGTTGTCCCCGCAACATTAACACCAGGTGCGGCACCTTCTACGAACGTAGTATCTCCTGCGACATTCAGAGGAGCCTGTGTTGCTTCTACTGTGGGAGAAACGGGATAATCCCCCGGAAATTCACTTGGGGTATAATCAGGAGTTATTGGCCTTACTGGTTCATAACCGGGAGGGTTTGGCGTAAGAGTATTTGTCCTAACTTCTGGACCGTAAGGATTATACCAATCGTTATTGGGGGTGTTGAGAGGTTGTTGTGGAAGCTGACCGGTTTTCTGAAGGTATTCATACGTTGGGGTTCCAGGTCCGGTTCCCGGATTATAAGTCGGGGTTTGGGCCGGTCTTAATGCCCGATACAATCCATAAGTACCGAGTACATTCATTCCCGTCCCTACAAGTCCCGCAGTTCTGTTTGCCGATGCGGTCTCGACGGCGTTCTGTTGACTTACGCCGAATTGTCTCACCTGTTCTGCCTGGGCCTCTTTTTGGAGTTGAAGTGCCTTGTTCCGGTACATGTTGTTTGAGGCGGCATCCAATTCGCTTTGGATGATTTCGTCAAGTATTCTCGCAGAAGGAACTCTACCGGAAGTTGCCCCGTATTGATTCAGATACGTTCCGAATCGATTACTACGGTTATAATTAGGTTGATATGAATATGATGTATCTGCCATGACTTCCTCCTGCTACTGAGTGTGTTCGCGCTCTTTTTGGTACGTAACTGCCAGATATATTGGTTCAAATCCCTTGGTTTCATCGTCCGAGGTTGTGGATAACTTAAACGAATGGAATATCCCCGGAAGAGAATAAACATCCTCCATGTCGTTTGCGTATCTATGGGTTAAGTCCTTAGAGGACATGGTATAACTTGTTCCGGTTTCCGACCCGTCCAATAGATGGGTTAGCGTTACATCACTGTCCGCATTCTTTGTTACGGTCACGAGATTCGCTCTTACTATCCTCGTCATGGAAAATAGGTCTTGCGGGACAGGCAACTGGTCTCCGGTCTGAAGGGTACAAGTAATATCAGTCCCATCAAAATCAGTTCCATCCTCAAGTCGTTCCATATATCCAGTATCTAAGAATCCGTAAGAATACTGATTACCCGGTGTGTCTAAAACCGTGACACCGCATTGAAGTCTCTTTCCGGTTCCCCGGTCGATCTCAAACCATCTCCATTTCTTCAAGTCCAAGACGTATTCTTGGTCGAGGGCGTTGTTGGTTGCGGCGGATAACGTGGTCGCACCATTCGTGGTGGCAATTACGACCCCGCCCAATGTAATGGACTCGGAGACTCCCCAGGTTCCGGTGACAAATCTCACATACATCACCCCTTCCATGAAAGAAGTGGAGGGCGATGCGCTCGGACTGACGCTTGGGGACGCAGACGGGGAAACGGAAGGTGATTCCGAGGGACTTTTAGATGGTGATACGGACGGAGACATGCTTGGGGACACACTTGCGCTCGGGGATAGTGAGGGCGAAACGCTTGGAGACGATGAAGCGCTCGGGGATGAGGACGGTGAAACACTCGGGGACTGACTCCACGATTCACCTTCAGACGGACTTTCCGAAGGACTTATGGATGGTGATCCTGACGGTGAACCGGAGGGAGAGGTGGATGGAGAAGAAGATGGCGACTCACTTGCCGAGGGAGATAGTGATGGAGAATTAGACGGACTTGCCGAGGGACTGATCGATGGAGACCCCGAAGGGGACACAGACGGCGACCTCGACGGGGAAACCGACGGAGAGACGGAAGGCGAAATAGAGGGCGAGACGGATGCGGATGGAGACAGAGATGGAGAATTTGATGGAGACTGACTAAACGACTCCGTGGACGGACTGACTGACGGCGACGCAGAGGGACTTGCTGAAGGACTCAGCGACGGAGATGGAAGTTCCCATGCGCCAGAAACAGTAACTACGTGATCTATAACCCCCGTCGCCCCGCTGGTGCCTCCGGTTATGGTCTCTCCCGGTAACGGTTCCGTATAACCATTTGTAAATGGCACCGCATAGAGATCGGTTGAAAACAGCCAATGGTATTCCATCTTCTCCCGGTCAATAAATGCGACTTCTTGATGCAGTGTTGATAGACTGGCGTGGGTAGTCTTGGTCTGGTCAAATACGTTTCTTATATCATTTGACACACATAGAGGAGCTTGGCCATTTGTAATATAGATTCCATTATGCGCCCGCCAGATGGCGACCACTTTAGTCTGGTTGATATTATGTTCAAATGCCACCGAAGCGGCACATAGGGTTCTTGGGGCGGGACAGCCCACAACGGGAGAAATCTTAAATCGCTCCCAGGTTGTCTCGGTTGTGGTTTGATTCCAAACCAGGGTCCATGTTTCGGATTCCTTGAACAAGGCGACCATGTTAAAAATATTAGAAGCATACTGAGCAAAAATAGATGTCCCACAAGTAAGTGCCTTGTCGTCACCAAAATAGATTTCGTAGTAGTCATTCCCATTGAGAACGTCTGGCCTGTTTTGTGCGGAAACGATAAGTTTGTTTTTCTCTTTATAATTGTCACAGCCAAGCATCATTCTATCGGCGGCAAGAATCGGGAAACTATACCCACTTATTGTTTTTGAAATCGTTATCCCGCCAAGATAGTAAATCCTAACCGAAGCATCAAGGTTCTGGTCGAATTTCAATCTATAATAATAAAGTGAATATCCTTCGTTGATGTTTCGTTTCTGTTCAAAATCCACGTTGACATTATCCCATGACATTGCCCCGGATTGGGCAAGGGAAGTTCCAGCTATGGATGTCCCGTCTGAAACCGTTCCAACCGTGACATACGAATTTCCGTTCCAGTAATCAACCGAAGCAATGGTGGCTATCCACGGACCCGGAGGAGAGTGTTCATAATCCGGTGCCACGTTTACCATTATCCCCGTGACTTGTTCCGTAAATCCTATTTCAAGATATTGTATCGTCGCGGTCAGGGAACTTAAATTAGAGTAAGTTGTATCGTCGGTTGAATCATAATAATCTTCTCGAAGGTTCAAGGTGTTGTCCAGGCGAGAGGAAGTAAAGATATATGCTCCCGCAATACTTCTAAACACCCCGTCCCACAAATCAATAATGGGTTGAAATGGCGCATCAAGTGTTACATAATTAGCGATTACGTTCCCAGACAATCCACTAAAGGTTATTCGGTAATAGTACAAATATGACGCTTCTATGAATTTTGCCTTTGCCAAACCAACGGTAGATGTAAAAGACATCGTTCCGGTTTTGAATAGAGTGCGTCCGCCGTCAAGTGTTCCGTCAGAAAACGAACCAACTGGTGTCCATATTAAACCATTCCAGTAATCTATTGATGCCGTAGTGACATTTGCGTTACTGTTTTGGATGTAAAATTTTATCCCCCGCAAATGTCGCGTTGCACCAACATAAACATATCCATCCGTTATGGTGGCGTATTCTGTGGTTTTGCTGTTTGTCACACGGTTCGTGTAATCATACATTACCGTTCCGGCGACATTACTATTCAGAAATCTTGCACAAGGAATCTCAACGCCGCCCCAAATACAGGAATCCACCCCGTTGCAGTAGGCAACCTGTCCGTTAGGAACATCGGAGAATTGGCCCACATCTGCCCCGGAAGAATCGGTCCATATCTGTGGTGATTCAAAATCCCCGACCTCCGGGATTGCGGTTTTGTTCTCTAAGACCACCGATGCAGACAGTCCATCATTATATGCCTGTGCGAGCAGGTGAGTCTCTACGGGTTGAGATTTTTTGAAATGAAATGCGGATCGAGTCTTAAAATAAACCGAAGATATGACATTGGATGGATTGATCTTGGTCATTCCCAAAACGCCTTCGGGATGGCCGTCACCATATCTCATGTTGGTAAGGGTGGAGAAGTTCTTTCCAATTAAAGACGCCTCTACACCCGGAATCCACTGGCCATCAAGGGGGACAATGTATTTCCCTTCCTGTTCGTCTGCGACACCTTGTATCGGTTCAAGATTCACCGGAGGAATGTTTAGATTAAATCCTTTATCGGCCACCTTGGGCCTCCATAGTCACGTTTTCGGGCAGTTCGTGGGCGAACCTACCGTCGGGATGATTCATTACATATTCCCGTTTTCTGATCGCAAGGTTTCTAACGTAGATATTGTAGTATTTGGCCGCCTGTTGCCATTTTTTCAGTTTCACAGACAGGACATAAAGGGCGAAATCAACAATACAGGGATGAAACTCGTCCGGGAGCGAAGAAGGGTAGTCTGTTACGGCGGTCATTTCGGTTGCGGGAAAGTCGGAAACGAAAATACTCAGCACATAAACGGCATCCGGTATGGGTTCGATGACAATGCTGTTTCCCCACTGAAACCAGAACTGTGGGGCGGTTCCGTTAATCGGCATGTGGCCGAATGTTGAGGGATTTACTTTTTGTAGTGATTTCTCCACCATCTACTCCGTTGTTACAGATGTTGAGGCGTATCCGGTCCAAATTCCTGTCGCGTCATAACCAAACACTTCATAACGATATGTAGTTGCCGCCACAACAGTTGTGTCCGTCTTTGTCAAACCGGCACCTGAATATATTGTGGTTCCGTCTCTTTTAACTGTAAAAGTTGTCGCGGTTCCCGCCCATACGAGATCGACGCTTGCCACCCCGGTTCCCGAAAAATCTATTACGAAATCGTCGAAGTATTTCTTCAGGTATCTTGTCGGGGGATCGAATCCATCCGTACCGCCGCCAATATAAACAGCTGTCGTCGGCGGTGTTGGTAATGCGCTTATTAGAATCCAATCCGAGGTGCCGTATTTATAATAACCCGAGGCGGAGGATGGGGTTTTGACAACCTTCATCCAGAACGGAGTAGTCACCAATATCGGAGGACCGGGAAACACAAGTCCGCCGAGAGGTGTTATGAAGGTCATAAACGCTCCGCCCCAACCCCAAACAACACCCCAAATTATCCCTTCATCCCACCATCCGATACCGGCACCACCATACATTTCGGTTCCGGTGGGAATGTAAATTGATGCCGAAAAATTGTCCCAGTTGGGGGCTTTGCTTTTTATGTAAGTAAGATAGGCCGCGCCAAAACCCGGATAAGTTGTTAAGATCGGATCAAGACAACATTGGTTGGTTTTTATTTTGGCACTATTTCCGAGGCCAAGAGTCCATTTGGTTGAATTTACCGCCGCATCATCGACCCCCGTAAAATCATCACTCCAAACCCCACTTATCCCGCCGCCGCTACTGGGAGTTGCCGTTAAGGTCAATGCGGTAATGTCTGGATGATAGGTAACGTAATTCACCCGGTGTCCCTTGAAAGACACCAACCTGCTTCCCGAAACCGTCGCGTCATTATCCTCATTTTCAATACAGAACGTCCTCGATGCCACTTCTTTATATCCGTCGTTCAGAACTCTCAGAACATCAGCCGAAGTAATGCGGGTCTGATTCGGCTCGTTCAGTTCCGTCCTGATTAAAGATTCCATTGCATCGACACGATAAAGACCCATACTGCTCCTATGAATACTTCATGTCGTTCTTCCCGTCGGGGATGATGTCCACCATGTTCTGCTTGAGATACGCAAGTTCGTTATTGTAAATGTTCATAAGCATCTGCGCGGGGCCGTCTCTGTTGTCCTTCACAAGCCCTCCAATGGTCGCATAGAGGGCCAGAAGATGCTGCCAAGCCGTAGGCAGTTCCGTCTGATCCGTAGAGGCGGTGAAATCGGCCTCAACCAATGTATTAGGCGCACCGATTTGGTACATCTTTGGAAGGTCCGCCACGTACAGTTTGAGTGTATAAACCGCATTCGGCAGGGGATCGATTCCTATGTTATTCCCGAATTCGTACCAATACTGAGGCGTGGCACCGTTGAAAGGATAATGACCTACTCTCAGAGGGTCGATCTTTTGAAGCATCTGTGGCCGTCCGGTAGCGGGGATGTATTCGACATGGAGAACTTTATAAACATCCGTCGCTACGTTCCGGGTAGAGGTGATGGTAACTGCATCCACAATCCGCCTGACGCAAAGTGTCTTTTGGGCGATGTCCTTTGCGGAAGCGGAAAGCCATTGCCATATCTCCGCTTGACTGAAAAAGCTCGCCGTTACCTCACAGAGATAACTTCTTGCCCTGTCTTCTAAGTCTTGTGCGTCTAAGTTTGGCCAAGTGCCGCCCATTCATTCTCCTAAAAAAGCATTATCCTTCTCAACACCGTTGCCGTGGATTGCAGGACATAAAGCCATTTCACCAGTCCCGCACTTGACAACGCCCGAACCCATATCTTATTTCCGAGTAATGCCGCACCGCCGAGATACCAATCTGAAGTTACGGGATGCATTTTGTTCCCGACAACATCAAAGGCATAAACCCTCTGCGGGACTGTTGCCGATCCCTCTTTTACAATGTAGATATGGTCTCCTGACCAGTCCGATCCATCACCTGTCGTGAAGGTCGTTAGAAGTGGATGATAAGAGATTGCCAGCCAAGTCACTGCCGCAATATCGAATCTGTCAAGGGTAGTTGTCCCATTACCTGTGAAAGAGTAGATATAACGTCCGTCTTGTATATTCGTGATAGCGGCCCATCCCGTATCGCCTGTCTTGCCTACAAAATCAGCAGTCATGCCGACATTGGGGGTCGTTGCCCTTGCAAGTACGGGCGAAACCGTTGACCATGTATTCGCTGAAATGGAATATTTATACATGGTTTTGGCATTAGTCCCGAGATGGTAGATTGCGTTTTCATCGCCCTCGATTACAAAAGTGGAGGTTTCGTCCAGATCGGTTCCGGCAGCAAAAACTAAAGTGTCTGCATCGTTATCGGTAATGACCTTTATCTGACCACAACCCGTTCCACCCGTGATTCGGACCTGATAGTTAATCCATTGGTCGTTTGTCCATCCCTTACCGTCACATTCAAGGTTTGTGGTGCTACTGTCCACATCCGCTGTCCCTGAATCGTATGAAACTCCAACCATCCCCGGCGTGACCATTCTGCAATCGGTTCCGGGGGTGGGAAGACCCGTGATGGTTCTTTGCGTCCATGTTCCAGCGGCTATGTCATAGACCTGAAAAGAGGCCGCAACGAGTGTGCCGCCCATGCAAACCCAAAATCTTCCCGAAGAAATCCTAAAAGTATCGTTGTTGGCAACAGCAGTAACGGCAGAATCGAGCGTAAGGGTTATGGTCCCCGTCGCCCCGCCTGGATGCAGGATTGAAAGGATCGTCCTCCTCAATCCGACATTTGCCGCTGTGCCGGAAAGAAACTCCACCGTCTTGCCGACAACAAATCCGTTGAGATTGTGCGTGGCGACATTTACCGTGATAGTCGTTGTTGAACCACCATTGGCTGTGAATGTCCCTGACCAGTCTGTATAAGTTCCGCAAGTTCCTGCCGCTATCGCTGGAGAGAATGCACCCGAAGCAATCTGAATCCAGTCATCATTTTCATGGTCATAGAGATAATGAACGGATACGGAACAGAAATATAAGGTGAATCGACCCAGATTGTCGTTGCTATTGCAGCAGAACATATTTGCCGCCGTAGTCGTTATGGCGGGCATCATGGTCTGCCATTCTTTACGATGCAGGATTGTCTTATTGTTTTGGGCTTCAGCCACTTTTTCCTCCTATGCCGCCGTGGCGTTGTTGATATTTGCCAACGTTGTTAAGATGTTACTGTCTTTTAATAGGGAAGTGGTTTGAACAAGTAAGGCGGCAGTCAAGTTAGCCGATGTCGCTGGTCCAGTAACCGCCGTTGACGGCATACTTACCCCGACAACGCGCAGACCTGCCGCGCCAGAAGCCATTGCTCCCGCAAGAGGAGCCAACCGCTGAGTCAACTCCTGAAGGGTATCAATCAGGGATTCAAGGGTTGATTGATTGACTGCCGTGGATGCCCCCAAAGGTAAGGGAAGAGTCGCCGCGCTGATCGTTTGTGTATAATCCGCATCATCGTAGAAGATTTGCAGATTGTCTCCCGCCGCCATACTGGATGTATCGTGAGTTAAGGTGACGGTATTCCCTGCCGCCGTCCCGCCCTTCAACGGATCGGCAAAGTTATAGATAATGACGTTATCCGTGACATTGGTAATGAGCAAAAGACCTTTTATGTCCACGGAACCCAGTCCAGTTAATTGGACTGTTTTGGCCGCCGGAACAAAGGTGTATGTCGTGATAATTTTTTTCATAATTTATGATAACGCAATAGCATATGGTATTGAATCTGTGGCACTTACGGTTGCCGCGTGAGAATGAGAAGCAATCTCGCCCATTAAAACCGCTTCAACGCTTTCCTTTGTAATGTTGGCTCCCGTTCCGGGATCGCCTTGTGGCCCCGGCGGACCCCTTCTTCCCTCTTTACGGCCATCCCTACCCGCAACTGTCACGTGAAGCCTCCGTGTGCGCCCATAGTCGATTCTGTGGCCTTGAATAAATTATCTGAAATCTTCATGTCGGAAATGGCCTTCCGGAATAACTTGAAATGAATGTCCGACTTCTTCGCATCGTAAGTCCTTTCACCCCATTTTAAGTACGCCTGATAGCAAATCCCATCTATGATTGCATGATGGAACTGTACAGGGATCTCCGGCTCGTCCGTAGGGAGGGCCATGTCATCTTCGGGATACCGGAAAACGGAAAGGTTGAGTGTATGGGCGATGTCGGGCGGTGGTGAAAGGGTGATGTATCCATGTCTATAATCGAGAAGGTATTTGGTTGGCTCCCCGGCGGTCCCGGATCTCCAACCGGAATACATTCTGTCCATGTCCATTTTAGTGGTCTTGGTGAGATTGTAATCAGAAGATGTTAATTTCGCAGCGGTGACGTAGATTATCGATTCGTCGAGTTCATAGTCAAGGGTGCTTGCCACTACATCTATATTACAGATGGAATCCGTAGTGGAATCTTCCAGAACCTTTCCGTCCCGGCAGATGATTTTTTCCGCTTCGTTTGCGTATAAGAAAATTTCTTTTTGAAGCCAGGAATACGGCAACTCATAATCTGAGAGACGGTATCGCGCGTACTCCTCGATTTGTAGTAAGTTCATGCGAGCCTCCGGGGTTAAGGCAGGGGAGCAAGATTACCCCCCTGCCAAGGGGAAAGAACGCCAACCCACTAAGTCCGGAGTTGCGCTGCCGCAAACCAGTCAATGTCGAGATTCTCTGCCGCGCCGGAACCGATTTTCACTCCAAACGTCGGACACATACTCACGGAAATAGGGAAGTTCGTTGCCGTGGAAAGCACCGATGTATCCAATTTTGCCCCGTTCAGGTAGAAGTACACCCTTCCGGTAACGGATTTCATGCCGAACTTGATCCAAGCTGCTGTCGCCGTTCCAGCCGTTGCATCCACCGCGACCCTTGCGCCACCACTTTTCTGATGAATCGTCTGGATAACGGCACAGGGTGCTCCTGCCGCCGCAGAGATGATCTGGAATCCGATGGAATTGATAACCTTGAGTACCATGTCATCAGTACTCATCAAATCCACGCCAACCTCTGTCGCTCCGGCAAAACCGATAAAGATCCCATGTTCTGCCGCCACCTGGGAGGGCTTCAGTCTCGCCTCAAACCACCAGTCATAGAATGGGTCGGTTGCCGCATCCATCTGGACAATCCCGGATGCCTGATTATAAACCACATACTCCTCATCGTTATCCCCTCCGGACAAGGCCAGCCTTCCAACGCCACCCCTCTGTCCCGTCAGGGATGTGAAGGTATCCGTGGTGTCCGTGTAAAGCGTGTACGGGAATCCTGTTGCCTGCACGATAGGGAAATCATCCATGACAAACAGACCCAAAGTAGGATCGGCCTTCATGGTCAGAATCGGACAGTCACCCCAAATGTCAGGAGACAGTCCCGCACCTCCCGCCGTTCCGCCGATAGGCAGAATCTTTTCCGCGTGAAGATTTGTTACACTGAAATCCTCGTAACGTGGCATTTTTAATCCTCCAAGTAATTCGGGTATGGGAATGATAGCGACCCATTACCCTACGCATTCATGTCCAGAACCAAAGCATACACGTCCACAACGCAATTAGTGAACGCTGCCGTGGCAACTTTCAGATCAATGGTGTTCGCTGAGGTCAACGTAAGCCCACCCGTGTTGGCAAACGTCGAGGCATTCGACGCATGAAGCGCGGCGGAAGTACATACTGCCGAAGAAACAAACCCATCCGTGGTTCCGTTAATCCCAAGAGAAAATTCGGCCAAGACATTTCCCGTCTCGGGGGTTGTCACGACAAACCACGCCTCCAAAACCTTTGTCCCGGCGGGACAGTAAATCGCCTCATAGACATCCGCGTTGGTGTTCGAGATGCCGGTCTTGGAGGTGTCCACGGTGGCCTTCTTGATACCTAACTTCTCAAGACCAGCATAGGGCATCGCCGTGCCGACATCGTAATTGGGTACGCTTGTAGGGACGCTTCCTGATCCCTGACTGTACCCCGTATAGTTCAAAGTAGCCATTTCGTTCCTCCGATTTAATCGGGTGAGGGGAATAAGAGCGACCCCTCACCCTACTGGTTCAACTACGCATTCAGATCAAGAACCAACGCATACACATCCACGACGCACTCCGCGAGAGCCTGATGGCTAACCAAGAGGTCAATCGTGTCGGCAGAGGTGAGGGTATACCCCGCCCCAGCCGCAAGAAATGTTGAGTTGTTGGTTGCATGAAGACCCGCGACAGCGACGGTTGCTTCTGCCACAAACCCGTCAGTCGTTACGCCCGTGAGACCGAGTTCCAATTCCGCCGTTACCTGGGTGACTTCCGGAGTCGTTACGATAAACCACGCATCGAGAATCTTCGTCCCCGCAGGACAATAGATGCACTCAATGACATCGGCATTCGTGTTCGTGATCCCGGTCTTTGAGAAATCAACGGTGCATTTCTTGAGACCGAGTTTCTGGAGTCCCCAAGGCATTGAACTCCCAACGTCATAGTTGGGAACGCTCGTGGGAACGCTTCCCGAACCCTGACTAAAACCTGTAAAGTTTACAGTAGCCATATCGAATCCTCCTTTCCTTTAGAGTCTATTTACGGCAATAAAGGACGCCAAGGGCCTGACCTTTAACAACCTTGTAGCCGTACACCATAAGACCCCTTACTATCGTGTCGAAGGACTCGGTAGAACGGAGGGATTCGGTTTTGGTCAACTGAGACGCAAACGAGACGGCATCACGAGTTCCAAACAGCGAATAGAAACTTAGGAACCCCGAAGCCTCGGTTGCCGCAGCCACCGTATGAAGGTTATTGGAGGTATAGACCACGAAACGGTCAATACCGCCAACGAGACCCGTGCGAACAATGGACTTGGGATCTCCCATCATTGCCGCATCTTTAACGTCTGACTTCTTAATCATTCCCGCAGCCCACGCGGGAAGGACAAGGAAGCGTCCCTCTTCGGGAACATCATTCTCGTCGAGAACCGTACCCGCATCCACAACGTAGTCGATGATGTTTGTCTTGGTTAGCTGTACCGGTGCGCCAGATGCGCCAAGATTGAACCCGGCTGTGACCTTCCCCGCCGTCGCGCCGAGGTTGTGATACCCCTCATCGGCAGAAGTGAGTGCAAGCATTCCATCTGCAATGCCCTCAAAGAGCTTGGCATCGACCTGGATTTTGAGTTGCTGTGCGGCGTCGCCCGTCCACTTGTTCAGAAGGTCAATGTCCGACTGCACCTTGTCAACGTCATCCAGAAGGATATTCCATCCACGCCCTTTGTCGATTACCATCTCGACATCCACAGACTCGGGGCGCTGTTTGGGAAGGGTCATACCCTTCTGATAGTCGAAGGTCGTGATGTCGGGAATGGTGCGAATGTAAACCTTATCGCCCCCACCCTTGATCTCGCCTTCGTGATCCGTATTACAGATTGCCGTTGCGAGGGCGCTCATGTAATACTTTTTGAGAATCTTGGAACTCCAGATTTCTGGAATAAACTTGGAAGTTCCGGCACTTGAATAATCAGGATGCCCTGCTACGCGTGTTAAACTCATCTTGTCCTCCTATATGGGGGCATCCCGGAGG